GCTCAAGCTGTGGATGGATTACCTCGAGACTAAGGGTGTTGGTGCTGCGCCCAAGAAGAAGGGCCGTTCCTCCGTTCAGCCAAAGCTGATCAAGAAGCACGCCGAGTGGCGGCATCCGTCCATGTCGGAGCCGTTCCTGTCCTCGAGCAAGCTGTTCGACGTCGCTCCTCGTACGTGGGAAGACAAGGCTGCCGCTGTCCAGGCGGAGCTGCTTCTCAACCACCAGTTCGAGCGATACGTCGACAAGGTGTCGTTCATCGACGAGATGGTTCGTGTCGGGGATAACCAGGGCACGGTCGTAGCCGAGGTGGGTTGGAAGCGCATCACTGAGATGGTTCCGACCGAGGTCCCGACCATTCAGTTCTACCCCCTGCCGCAGGAAGCTGCGCAGGAGTTGCAGCAGCTGCAGGCCGATATGGCCCTGATGCAGAATCCGCTGGAGTTCAACAAGCTCCCCACCGAGCGCAAAGAAGCCGCGATGTACACGCTGGCAAATGGCGTTCCGGTGATGGGTGTCGTCACTTCTGTGGAGACGGTCCTCACCGAAAAGATCGTCAAGAACCATCCCACGGTTCAGATCATCGACCTGATGAACATCTTCGTGGATCCGAGTTGTGCCGGCAACATCCCCCAAGCTCGCTTCATTGCCTACTCGTTCGAAACGAGCAAGGGTGAGCTGCGAGCGGATGGCCGCTACGTCAACCTCGATCACATCGCTGTCAGCACCAATGCCTCAGCGGCGTCTGGCGAAGCCCAGCACAACTCGACCACGCCGAACAATTTCCAGTTCTCTGACGAAGAGCGCAAGCGTTTCGTGGCGTACAAGATGTACGCGCTGTGGGACATCAACGGCAATGGCCAACTCAAGCCGATTGTGGCGACTTGGGCCAACGGCATCCTGATTCAGTTGGATGACAGTCCGTTCAGCGATGAAGAGTTTCCGTTCGTCGTCATCCCGGTGAATCCCATCCCGAAGCAGTGGCATGGTGAACCGGATGGCGAGCTGCTCATCGAACAGCAAAAGACGGTGGGAGCACTCACTCGAGGCATGATCGACCTTCTGGGACGCTCGGCTAATGGCCAACAGGGAATGCCGAAGCAGTTCCTGGATGCTCCCAACCGTCGCAAGTTCGATGACGGCGAGGACTACGAATACAACCCGGCCATGGGCAATCCTGAGCAGCTGATCATCATGCACAAGTACCCTGAGATTCCTCAGAGTGCTATGGCGCTGATGCAGCAGCAGTATGCCGATGCCGAGAGCTACACCGGCCAGAACTCCTGGGGCGGTGGCGTCAACAGCACTTCGCTGGGTGATGTGGCGGCCGGCATCAAGGGTGCATTGGCTGCGACTGCCAAGCGTGAGATGTCCATCCTTCGCCGCTACGCCAATGGCGTGGCCAAGATCGGCATGAAGTTCCTGTCGATGTCGAAGGATTTCCTGTCTGACGAAGAGATCATCCGCGTCACCAACGATGAGTTCGTCGCCATCACCCGTGAGGGTATCGATGGCAAGTTCGACATCACCGTGAAAGTGTCGTCGGCTGAGGAAGACAACCTGAAGGCCCAGGAGCTGAGCTTCATGCTCCAGACTGTTGGCCCAAAGGTCGACTTCGGCATCACGAAGAAGGTGATGGCTGAAGTGGCTCGGCTTCGCAAAATGCCGGAGCTGGCCCATGACATCTCCAACTTCGAACCGCAGCCGGATCCGCTGGCTGTGGCTGAAGCCGAAGCGAAGCTCGAGAAGCTTCGTGCGGAGATCGCTACTGAGCAGGCCAAGCGTGAGTACTACCTGGCACAGACCAAGCTCCTCGGTGCGAAGGCCGATCAGCAGGCTCTCGAGACCGTGGAACAGGGCACTGGCACGAAGCATGTTCGTGACATGGCCAAGCTCGAAGCTCAGGGCGAGGCCAACCAGGACCTGACGATCACGAAGGGTCTGTTGGATCAGGGCCGCACTGAAGAAGCAATCGGATATACGCAGCTCACCAAGGGTGCCTAACCATGTATGACCTCGAGATTGCGGAGTGCTACCGCAGAATTCGCTTGGGCGCGTCGCTTAATACGCTCCTAAAGAGCAACCCCGACTTCAAGGCGGTGATCGTCGATGGACTTCTTCATGACGAGGTTCTCCGCCATTCCCTTAACATTAACACTGATAAAAGTGGTACTGTTACGTTCCTGAAGGGCGTGCAAACCTTCAAGCAGTACCTGGAACGGGTGCTTGCTGATGCGGAACAGGCCCAGATCGATTTGAGCAACTACCAGCAACTCCTACAGGATGGACAGTAAATGCCTACCCTCTCTGACGAAGAATTCATCGCTCAAGCCCCGGCCCTCGAGAAGCAGCTCGAAGCGGCCATGAAACCGGCCAGCGATGCTCCTGCTCCTGCTGCAGCTGCCCCCGTCGAAACTCCGCCTGCTGCCGCGACAACGGACAATATAGCGCCGAGTTCAGACAATACGGCCTCCGACGCTGCTGCGCCGGTAGATCAGAGTGCAGGCTCACAGGGTGAGCCCGCTGCAAAAGAAACGCCTGCTCCGGAGGGCGACACGAAGGCTGCCGCCGAAGGCGCAGCCGAAGGCGGCGAAGCCGTAGTGGAGCCCGACTACAAGGCCGTCTACGAGCGCCTGTTTGGCAAGCCGATTCGCGCAGCCGGCCAGGACATCCAGCTTCATGACCCGGAAGAGGCCATCAGCCTCATCCAGAAGGGTGTGGGCTTCCACACCAAGATGAACCGCCTCCACGGTGACCTGAAGTACGTGGAAATGCTGCGTAACAACGGCTTGCTCGATGAACAGAAGCTATCGCTACTCATCGACGCTCAAGCTGGGAAACCTGGGGCTATCAAGAAACTACTTGACTCAGCCAAAGTGGATCCCTTATCGTTGGATTCAGCCGAGGCAAGCACCTACGCCCCTTCGGATCACCGCGTAAGCGATGAGCAGGTTCAGTTCCAGTCCGTTGTATCCGACTTGTCGACCAACGATGCTGGCAAACAGATCCTCTCCGATGCGCAAGGTTGGGACACAGCCACTAAGGCGGAGATCTACCGAACTCCGGGTGTGCTACAGCTCCTAGCCGAACAGAAGGAACTGGGTCGCTACGACCTGATCGTTGCCGAAGTCAATCGTGCGAAGCTGCTTGGTCAGCTTCCTCCTGGCGAAAGCTTCCTTCAGACGTACACCCGCGTGGGTCAGCAGATGATGCAGGCTGGAAAGTTCGGGGCTCCTCCCGCTTCCACACCAAATCCTGTCGCCCAAAAGACCGTGACGCCGCCAGCGCCGGCCAACTCCAAGAAAGCAGCAGCAGCCGCACCGACAAGGGTCTCGACCCCCGGAGCCAAGCAGCTGCCTGACATCAAGGAGATGGATGACGCGGCCTTTGAAGCACATTTTCGCAAGACTCTTCGCATTTGAGGTGACACAACATGGCTATGGAATACAACGCCCCTCCGGGCACCGCGTCTGACATCGGCGCACAGGAAGTCGTCAAGTACCTGAACCGCAAGGCCATCATCGAGGCGGTCAAGTATTCGCACTTCTCGAAGCTGTCGTCTGTCCAGAACCAGCCCGCTGGTTACGGCAAGACGTTCACGAAGTACCGCTACTACCCGCTGCTCAGCGACCTGAACACGAACCTCCAGGGTATCGATGCCAACGGCGTCACCCTGATCGGTGCGGGTTCGGCGTCGAACGCTGGTTACGGTAACCTGTACGGCTCGAGCCGGGACTTCGGTCTCGTCACCTCGAAGATCCCGTACGTGGCGGAAGGTGCGGATCGCGTGAACCGCGTCGGCATCACCCGTACGTCGGTCTCCGCTGCCCTCACCCGAGTCGGCTTCTTCGCTGACTGGACGGATGAGAGCACGCAGTTCGACAGCGACCTGCAGATGCGCGCTCACTTCACCGACGAGCTGGTGAAGGGTGCCGAGCAGCTGAAGGAAGCCCTCCTGCAGCTCGACCTCGTGAACGGCGCTGGCGTGATTCGTTACGCTGGTTCGGCCACGAGCCTGGCGAACGTGACGGCGGAAGGTGCCGGCGCTGCCATCATCACCTACGATGATGTCATCCGCCTCAGCATCGCCCTGGACACCAATCGCGCTCCGAAGCGGTTCACCATCCTGAAGGGTTCGACCCTGACGGACACGGCGACCGTGAATGGTGCTCGTGCGCTGTTCATCCCGCCTGAGCTGATCACGACCTTCATGGAAATGAAGAACAGCAACAACACCGAGATGTTCGTCCCGGTCGAGAAGTACGCGTCGCAGACGACGGTTCTCGAGGGTGAGATCGGTGCGGTGGCTGGTTTCCGCGTGATCGTTCACCAGGAAATGCTCAAGCACTCTGGTGCGGTCGGCACGGTTGGCGGCACGGTCGGGACCAACCCCGGCTACTACGCCACCAACAGCCGATACGATGTGTTCAACTGCCTGGCGGTCTGCGCCGAGTCGTTCACGTCGATTGGTTTCCAGACGAACTCTCCGGAAAGCCCGAAGTTCAATCTGGTCATCAAGGCTCCGGGTCCGGACATGGTCACGCTCGACAACCCGTACGGGAACAAGGGCGTTGCCTCCATCCAGTTCTACTACGCGACCCTCATCGAGCGGTCGGACTGGATCGGCCTGCTCCGT